GCAAATAACCTTTTACAAATGATCCTGGTATGCTTACACCTTGTGTTGCTAGTTGTACAACCTTACGTGCCATTACTAAATTACTGTTGCCAACTAAAAACTTATAGTTTGCTACATCTGACAAAGCGTCTGTAGGAATATCTGCAACACTTACTGTTGGTTCAGTATCAATAACAGATGATGTCTCTAAGTCTTTTAAGACTGTAAGTTTTTCTAAGTCATCAATTATATCACTTGTTCTAAGTTTTGCTCTTGCCGCTATTACAAGTCTAGTTACAGTTTTTTTAACCAACGCTGTACTTAGACTAGATAGGTTTGTAATATTTCGACGTACTTGCTTATATTCTTGATTGCTTATACTTAAACTATTTTCAACACTTATTAACATTTGAGCTGAGTCTGTGATGTTAGAACCGTTAGCTAGTTTTGCTAGATACCTATTCACAACCATTGTAGGAAGTGTAGTGCGCTTACGCATTTGTGCAGCTGCACCTGGATCTTTCAGTTTGTTTAGAGCTTTTTCATCACCGTTTACAAAATATATAAAATTATATAAATCGGTTCCTGACATCCTAAACATATTAAAGCCAGCATACTTGCCTGTGTTCTGTGCATACTGCTTTGCTGCATTAGCAGATGTTGGAAACTTTCTAAGAAGTTCTAGTATTAACAAAGAGAGATACAATCTTTCACAGCAATCGGTATATGTCAAAACTCTTATGTTTTGATCATTGCGTGTGAGGCGTGCCTCATGTATCTCTTGTATAAAATCCATTACTGGCCTTTAGCAAATGCTACTGCGTCTCTGTCTATGTCTGCGTCACTTGGTTCGTTAAAGTCATCATCGTCATTGTCTTTATCATCTAAGCCACTATCAGCATGATCTTTTTTAAGGTCTGTATGTACATCACCAATCTTATCTGCATAAGCCATTAGTTTCTTAATTACTTCTGCTGATACACCTGTTTTTTTAACAAGTTCTGCTAAATTTGTTGCGCCAAATAATGCTCCAAAGTTAGTAAGTTCGTTACCTACTTTTGACATTACGTTTGACAATGCATCATCTTTTGTAGTTGCGGCTGCATTCATAAGTGTTCTACCCATGTTAGCAAGTTTACGCTGTTCTGGTGAAAGACCGAAGTTATCATTTACTTCGTTTAGTATATCGTTCATTTTCATAGTTTTTTCCTATCTTTGTATTGATCTATTTGCTTTAGTAAAACTAGCTCTTGGTACTAACTTGATATCACCTTTAGGGTGTGCTAGTACATATCCTTCTCCGCCAGCGGCATGGGCATCTTGTGACACAGGTCCATGGCTGCCAATTTCAGATGTTACATCTGCATCATGACTATCAAACTGATTTATCACTTTGTCTTTGATTGTCATAATACCTGAAACAACTTTCCACATTGCATCAAAGGCTTGTTTGTTTTGTCCTAGATACTCTGCTATCTTTTGTTGTTTCTTTGCACTGACTTTGCTAGTTTTAATCCATTGTAAGAAGTCTGCGCCAATATTTGCTAGTCCACTGTCAACTTTACCGTTTAAGTATGTGTAAAATATTTGTGGTAAATCTTTCATTTGCATTTGTGTAAGAGTGTTAACATCTAACATCTTATCAATGCCTTGTGCATGTTGTGCAACTACAGCCTTTAACTGGTTTATATCTTCATCTTCAATCTCAGCTGGCTTTGAAACTGTTACACTAGGGAATATCATTACATCATTGCCTAACATTTGTAGGTCTTTTGGTACAGGAGATTGATTACCTTGTTCGTCTAATAGTCTATGTACAACTATTCCTGTTTTAGATTGACTAATACGTTTTCCTAAGTCACTGTCAACATCTACTTTATATGTAACAATGTTTGGAGTAAATGTATATTTGCCATCAATTACTTTAGGTGTGTTATAATATAACAAGTCGCCCATTAAGTAACCTCTAAAGTCTTTAGGAGTAGCTCTTTCATACTCATCAAAGATATCTTTCATATTAGTAGCAAATGCTATTCGTGTTGGATCTTCTTTGTTTGCTCCACCGCTTCTGTTAAGGAGATTATTAGCAAGTTCGTCACCGCTTGTTGCTCGTTCAACTCCGCCTTTTTTAACAAAGCCTGACTTGTCTGTAAGTATAAACTCTCCATTTTCATTGCGGCCAAAAACGAGGGCGGGAGATCCGTCCCATTTAACTGTGACATTAGTGTGTCCTCCTTGTTCCATTTGCTTTAATGATTCTAATGCACGGATTGCTCCTTTAGAACCTTCCCAAAAGATAATGTCTTCAGCATGATCAATTCTAGCACCTTCTTTAAGATGTACTTTAGATTCTACTAATTTAAATTCACGGTATCGCATTTACGCTGTACCTCTAATATCATTTAGACCTTGAAGAGCTGCTTGTGCGCCAATTCCTGCTTTGTTGTCTAGTACACCTGCATAAGCACTACGTCCATTTGTCTTTGGAATACCTGCCCAGGTACCTGCTAGTCTGTTTAAAAATTTTTCATTACTCATTGATCCACTTAGCCATCTATCTAATCCGTGATTTGCACGTAGATGAAAAATTGCTATCTCGTCTTGTAGTTTAGGTGTAAATTTTTCTTTGGAAGTGTCTAGTCCCATTTGTTTTACAACACTTGATAATGTTTTTCTAATGTATTGATAGCGTCCACTTGCACTTGAACCGGAAAATCTTCCACGTTCTCTTTGGTCAGCAGCTAATTCATCTAGAGTCATATCTAATATTTCTGGTCTACGTTTGCCTGGATAAACTGCATCATAGCGTCCACCTGACTCAGGTCCTGCTATTAGATCTAATACTTTTCCAACCTTACCTTGTGTAACACTGTCTTGTGATAGTTGCCCTAGTTCAGAACGCTTGTTTGTTGAAGGAGTATATGTATTTTTAGCTTTTGGAATAGTACCCGAGCTTACACCTGCAATAGTTTGTAAAGACTTAGCATCAACTTCTTGACCATTTCCTTGTATTTTGTAGTCTTTCTTAAATGCGTTAACAGCCTTTGCTGTTCTTGGACCGTACTTGCCGTCAACACCTGTGCTACCTACTGAGTATCCTGCAGACTGTAATGCTTTTTGTAATTGTTTCACTGCATCTGTTTGTTCCGGTGGATAAGGTGGGCCTGCTTGTAAGCCAGCACTCATATCATCTATTTCAGTTATATTAAACTCATCTAATCTCATTTACGCATCCTAATTCCAGTCTGAGCCATAACTGAACTGTTTAAAGTTAATCCACTTAGCTCTTTAATTCTTAAGAGTTGTTTATCTTCTAGTGTTGTATACCCATTTTGTTTTGCTTCAGGAAGTTTCTTACCTTCTTTTTCTAATTGGAATTCAAACTGTGCAACTAGTTCTTCATAGTTAGGTTCGTTTGCTCTTAGGAAAGCAATCATACTTTCAACTGTGTTAGTATCTTCTTCAGTAGCACCTTTACCTAATAATATTTCTGGGATACCTTTTGACCAATCATCACTTACAAGTTGGTCACCATTGTTTGGATCAACAATACCAAACTTAGGACTCATCTTATATCCGCGTCCTCTTGCAAGGCTTGCTAGTAACATTGCTCTCAATGCTCCGCCATACTGATCAGTGCCGCCACGCTTGGCTCCGCGTTGATAGTCTGGATTGGCTGTAAACATAAAGTCTGTCTGTACAAATCCTTTTTGATCTGTTCCATCAATAGGTGTACGAAAGTGAACTTGGTCACCTGCGTTATGGATCCATCCGTCTTGCTTGGTGCGCCCTTTGTTCATAATTTGATCTTCTGGTACACCTTGGCTTTTTAACCAAGCACTTAGTTTAGCAATCAATTCTTCTTTGCTTACCTTGTTTGCATCTGTGTTTAAGTCTAAGTCACCTGAGCTATTCTTTTCAAATGCCCCGTCGGGGTCATTCTTCTTACCTGTTGTGCCTAACCAGTCTTCTTCGTCAAAAGTTAATCCTGTTATCTTTTCAATAAACTGTATAGTAGGATGCACATCGGGCGTTGCGATGCGTTGTGTCATCATTTCCTTTTCAGGCTCAGTTTTAAATACGTTGCCGCCTTCACTTAGTATCATTATTCTTAGCCTCTATTACTTTTTTAATTCCACGTTTAAATTTGCGAGGATCGCCACTTTTAATTGCATTAATAAATCGACGTTCAAGCTCACTTGCTGTAACATCATCATAAGTTTCTGATATCCGATTTAGTAGATTTATACTACTTTCAATAATATTACTAGCTGAAGACTCTATTAAACGATCATTATTGTGTTTACGACCTAAACTGTTTAATTCTTCTAAAATTGACCTTGTGCGTTTTTTCATGTTAATGCTCCGTACATGTATTTAGCGTTTCGATAAATATGATTGTAATAGATAAGGGAGGGCGTATGAGTATATCAAAACTAAATTTTAATGAGAGATCCCTATTATTTGCTAAACTTGCTAGTATAGCATATTGTAACATGAAAGATGCTAAGAGTCAAGCAAAGAAATTAGGGTTTACAACAACTGAGTTTTATGAAAAAGACGGAGCACAAGCATACCGTTTTATGAATAAAGACGATCTAGTAATTGCATGTCGTGGAACTGAACCAACAGAGTTCAATGATATTAGTGCAGATCTAAAAGCAATACCAGTAATGGCAGAAACAATATCAAGAGTACATCAAGGTTTTAAAGCAGAAGTAGACGAACTATGGCCTGCTATCACAGAAGACATTAACCGTAAAGCAAACTTAGGCAAGACACTATGGTTCTGTGGACACTCACTAGGAGCGGCAATGGCAACTATAATGGCAAGCCGTTGTTTACATGATGAAGAACTTAACGATCCGGTTGAACTGTATACATTTGGTTCACCACGTGTGGGTTGGAGAGGTTATGTTAAGAGCTTAGGTGTAACACATCACCGTTGGAAGAACAACAATGACATTGTTACTACTGTTCCTCTTTGGGTAATGGGGTATGTACATCACGGAAATGAACACTACCTAAATGCTTATGGTAAGTATAGAAAGCCTACAGGTTGGCAGTTGTGGAAAGACAAGTGGCGTGGAATATGGATGGGCCTAAAGCAAGGTAAGATAGATAGCTTTGGTGATCATTCAATGACTGAGTATATCAAACACATTAAACAAATAGACTAGATACAGACTCTTCGTTTGTAACTCGACGCATTGCTTCGCCAAACAAAGG